CTGTGTCGACACTTTTCTGCAATTAATTGCAATTATTTTACAATATAACGTCAATTTCGTGTTTACGGACGACGGTTTCTATTAATCTACCATTAGAATCGTAGGTAAATATAGTATGACTTTGAATCTCGCCATTCACAGTAACTGTTATCTGTTTGTATTGAATATTAGTGTACTGTGGCGTATATATTGGCATTGCAGCATTAATCTCCATTAAGTTCACCACTAGAAAGTACTGATTCAAATGTATCCCACAGCTTTTGGAACCTAAGATCTGCTATGTACTTTAGACCCAATAATTGGTTCTGAAGCGTATCACAATCTTTTGGTGTTAAATCCAAGTTATCTGTGTTATGATAAATTAAATCGATGTCTTCGGTAGTTGACCATGCTTCCATAATGGCCGCTTCTAAATCGAACCTATCTGCCTCCATAAAAATTTAACTCCGTCTGGATCGGGCCGTTCTTCTTAAAAAACATACAGTTGTCTTCATCGAGTTCTAGCGTAAATGTGTCACCCACTTCTAATGCGGTATTGCTTAGCTGTACTTGATGGCTAAAGTCTGGATCGGCTTTATCCTCTAGTTTGAGGCCTTCATTTGTGATTGAGAATTTATAGTCCACGTATTGCATTTTTTTCTCCAATGCTATTGTAAATATTGGCGCGCCTGGCAGGATTCGAACCTGCGACCCTCGGTTTAGAAGACCGATGCTCTATCCAACTGAGCTACAAGCGCTGCATTCTTTTTAATATATGTATATTATACTACAGACACATCCCTGTGTCAACACATATTTTAAATAATATCGTCTAGTGGAAATATTTTATAGATAATATCTGCCACTGCTTTTGCAATTTCTATGTGCTCTTTCTGCGTGCCATTCTCTGCGCGAAGTTGAATGTAATGAATCCACGAACGAAGAGTACCATTAACATACATACGTGACATTGTAAGTCCTTCGGGTAGTACAGCTCTTGCTTGTTCTTTTGCAATTCCAGCCTCTACAGCCCATTCATATGCTTGTTTACATCTTTCGATAACAACTTCTTGATATGATTCCCATACGTAATTAATAGAATCTTCCATAGGGATTTCTATACTATTCTGTCTGTTCTTTGTATCCTGCAATCGAGCTTCACGTGTAATAAAGTGCATATCCTTAGTTGGGTCTGCATATCTTTGAGAAAACTCTTGGAAAGAAAACGAACGGTGTCTTAGTATTTGTCTACCGATATCCCTGGTGGTTTCTATTTCTAGGCAAGCACTGACCATTTCTAATGGTGACCAATGCTTATGTTTGATTAGATATTTTACTAGCTTTTCAGCTGTCTTTTCATTGCTTTGATTACCAGGATTAGATACCCTGGCGCAATATGCAACCATCTGCAGGAGGTCGTCTGATAACTCACTGCCTGCAGGTGGTTGACTATATGATATAAGTTTCACATTCATCATGTTATAATTTAGCCTTCTTTTTGCACCAATGTGTAAATTCCCCAAGCTAGACCTGCCCATGCAAGTAGTTTGGCAATTCCTCCAAATAGAATTACTGAACCGCAAATTGCGATTAAAGTAGCTCCGTCCCATGAAGTTCTTTCAGGTAGTCTTGCGAGTACCCAATCTTTTACTATATTCATATATTCTCCTATATATTAAAGTCTGCAAACGTGTCTTTATTTTCTCTATCACCCCACGTTGCAATAGGTTTATCGGGGATAGAACTGCCGTCACCAATCAAATCGGCTTGGGCAGATTCTTCAACATCATATAATTTCATGCGGGCTCGATCTACGCCAATTACAAATCTCTTATAAGTGGTTGGATCGTTGTATCGGTTTTTCAATTGTTTCACCATCAATTGACCTAATTCTTCTAGTTCCTCTGTAGATATAAGAGCAAACATAAGATCAGCCGTTGCTGGCAATCCAAATGATTCCGATGTATCCTCTAGTCCGACATCAGTATTACTAAATCCTGACCTAGTAGTCTGTGTTGCCGAAACTATTGGAACATTAAACTCTACAGCAAGACCACGCATTTCTTCTGCAATGGCTTTAATGTAGGTATAACTATTTATACTTCCACCCATGCCTTTCATACGGCTTGATGCACATATGTTTAGGTAGTCAATATAAATCATATCCGGACTAAAGTTCTTTTTCAGTTTTAATTCATTGAGTAATGCACGGAAGTGTCCGGTGTGTGCAGAACCCGTAGGGTATTCTTTAATAATTAGTTTACCAATAGATGCCTGGGCTATCTTCTGTATCTTAGTATCAAATACATTCTTGGGTAGATTTTCTAATTGTTGAATAGGTAAGTCCATAAGATTAGCATCAATACGTTCTGCAATTCTTTCTTCAGCCATTTCCATAGTAATATATAGAACATTCTTGCCCTGTTCAAGCACAGATGCTGCACAATGACACATGAATAATGATTTACCAACACCTGTTCCTGCAAGACATATGTTTAGAGTCTTATTGGGTAATCCACCTTTAGTAATTTTATTAAAGTAATCCAAGTCAAAAGGTATTCTCTCTTCGGTTCTATTATAGAACTCATAACGGTCTTCTGAATTATCTATGTAATCGTGACCAATAGCTTGATCAAAGGAAACACCGAGGGCTTCAGATAATATCTCTGGTATAGCACCCTCAGTTTTCTCCACATCTTTGCCATCAATGATTTGGATAGAGTTCATAATCGCATTATATACTGCTCTATCTCTGCACCATTTTTCTGATTCGGCAATTAGATAATCGGTATCTACGTCAGACTTGGCACGAATTTCATTAATTAACTTTGCAGCATTATTTAGAATATCATCCGGTGCTTGAATCTTTCTCAGCTCAAGGTCCAGTATCTTACCCGTAGGTAGTTTATTGTGTTTGGCAACAAACTTGACTATAAGGTCAAAAACTGTTTTATGTGTACCTTCAAAATACTCTTTTTGCAGATATGGTATTACACGTCTGCAGTAATCTTCGTTATTAAGAAGATGATTCAGTATATGTGTGGGTAGCTGGTTTGTTATGTCCATTCTTTTCCTTCGTAGTTACTTCATCATTAATTATACTATGTAGAATATCACCCAAATAATTTTTAAAATCTTCGGATGATTCTAGTTCATCTACGTTATGAGGCCCAGAATCTTGCACATTATATGAAAATGATAATGTTGCAGAATCTAGCTCTTCGGACTCTTTGATTGATACAGTACCATAGACTACAACCACACCCGAGTAAGGAGAATCATTCCTAAACTTAATACCCCAAAATTCGGATGCATCATTTTCTACATATGTATATTCGGTTGGTTCTATATAGTTGGCCATTATTCTTCCTCAATGTCTATTTCAACTTCCAGCATTGGTTTGTGGCCGATCTGGTAGTGAGACTTGACAAACTTTTTAAAGTCTGTTTCATTAAGAATAGGATCCCAGAATTCTTTAGTTTGTGTATTCTTTTCACGCACCTTAGGTTCTACAATCTCTCCAGTGGTATGGTCTACTCTTGCATACCAACCCATAGTAGGTTTTACTACATATCCACCAGCCATTGCAACATCGAGCAGTCCACCATATTCGGAGATACCACCATCCCAAGTCACACTGACTGGAATCTTGGACTTCTCTTTAACAAATCTTGACTTCTCTACATTAATCACGAAGTTATACCCCTTGATTTCTGTTCCTTGTTTCTGTTGTTGACGACCGATAATCCAAATGTTATCTGCGGAATAGTAGATACCTGTTCCACCTGATACGATAGCTTTAGGAAAGAGGCCGATTTCTTGGTATGTATGATTCACAGCAAGTAAAGGGATATTCTTCATAGTGAGATAAGGAGTCACCATCCTGAATAGCCCTTTCAATGCTTTGGCCCTTGACATATCTGCAACACCCTTTTCATTGAGTGCATCTTCTAGTTCTTTCTTAGAAGCAAGGTTACCGATAGAGTCAATTACAATAATTACTTTATCACCACGTGTGATATTATCTAACTGACTCACTAAATCAAACTTTAGCTGTTCTACATCCGTAATCGGTGTATGTAATACTCTACTGGTATCAATACCAAAAGATTCAAAATATGATTGGGGTGACCCAAACTCTGAATCGTAGAATAACATTACAGCATCATCATGTTCTTTCATATATGCACCTGCCATCAGTAAGGCAAATGATGTTTTAAAGTGTTTACTAGGGCCCGCAAGTACAGTAAGTCCCGAAGTAAGACCACCATCCATATCACCGGATAGTGCAACATTGACCATAGGTACTGTTGTGGCTACTTGGTCTTTTTCAGTAAAGAATATAGATTTTTCCAACACCTCGGTTGTTTTAATCTTTGAATTCTTTTTTAGTTTATCCATTATAGACATTATTTTCTTCTCCTGGACTTTTCTGGTCCTAATTGTAAAGAGCGCTCTTGACGTTTCCACCGCGACTTGGCCTCTGCTTTCTTACGCTTTCTCTTTGATGTTGGTTTTTCATAGAACTCTTTTTCTCTTACTTTTTGTAAGGTTCCAGCACGTTCTACTGCTTTCTTAAATTTTCTAAGGGCCACGTCAAATGGCATTTCCCTTGGGGGTCTTTTATCCTTAGGGTTTCTATTTGGTCTGGGACGCAAATTAATACTTGGCATATGTTCTCCTGGTTAATAAGTATATATTATAACACACTTTAGTTGCTTTGTAAAGTGTTTTCTTCAACTCTTTTTCGCAGATCTGATGTAGAAAATCTATGATCACGTTTATTAAAGTAGAATTCGATACCACGTTTCTGGCATATATCTTTACCAGTGAAGTCTATATCTCTATATTCTTCACCCATAATCTTGACGTCAATCTGATACATACTTAGAATATCACGTAGTTCGTCTTCGGTATTATATACTAGAATTTCATCTACATATCTGATAGCAGCAAGTTGTGCTTGTCTCTCTACGATATTCTGAACGGGTTTGTTTTTATGTGGTCTATCGACCGATGGGTCGTTTTGTAGTGCACAAATGAGGTAATCACATTGTGTCTTGGCCTCTCTTAACATTGCACAGTGACCCGAGTGTAATAGGTCGAATGTCGAACAGGTTATTCCTACTTTCATATTTGCTCCATTTCAATTTCGCATTCATTTAAAAATACTTTGCCTGTACCTTTAGCGGCTACATAATCATGTTTATAGTAAAATTTACTTATACCAGACTGGTAGATTAACTTTGCACAATCCATACAAGGCATATGAGTACAGAACATAACTGCGTCTTCACAACTTTCCGAAGATCGAGCCATCTTAGTAATTGCATTGGCCTCTGCATGCAATACTTCTGGTCGAGTCTTATCTGATATTTCACACACATTATCCCAACCACTAGGCATTCCATTATAACCAATAGATATAATCCTATTATCTTTTACAATAATAGCCCCTACTTGAGCTCGTTTGGCTGAAGATAGCTGTGCAAATCTCTCTGCACAGTCCATAAATGCAGACTTAAACTTGGCCTTCATATAATACTTATGCCTCGCTGATTATTGCTTTAATGTGTTCTACATCAACAATAACTGCAGCTTTGCCTTCTACATTCACCGGTAGTGATTTACTCCAATCAAGAAATACTCTATTACCAGACATGACTGTGCCCAGTGCACCACCGCCTACTGCTAAAACTAGGCCGGGTTTACTGCCGTTATCTATTGATTCAGTTAATATAATACCACCTGCTGTAGTGGCTTCTTTTTGTACTTCTGTTACCAGTACATTGTTTCCTAACATTTTCATATTGCTTTACCTGTATGATGAACCTATGAATTTAGGGCCTTTAGTTATGAATTCGAGGCCCGACATTGAACCAACGTATTCTTTAAATTTAGTATATTTTAGATGTACTCTTACCTTACCTTCAATTAGAACCGTAATAGATTCGCCCTCTTTAAATGTGTCAACATCAGCCAAGAGTACTTTACCATTGTCAGTGCACTTTAACGAGCACTCAGTTTCATAATGATTTGTTTGTGTTTGATGATTTCTCATTAGTGTTCCTTACTTATAAAATATATGATTATTAATTATAACGGTTTGATTTAGAGAATCTGCCCAATACGGATGAACACTATCTGCATGATAATGTGTAGAACCTTCAGTGATATCTTGCCAATCTCCATTTAAGAATGAAGTTGCAACCATTAGTGAATGCATCCATGTATCACTATCTTCTGGTATATCAGATTTACCATCACAGAACCAAGAAAACTGGCACATATTTCTAA